CTCTAAGCGTCGTAGACCCGGCATTAAAAAAAGCACTTAAACGGAAAGGGACGAGGGGCGAGGGACGGGGGACGAGGGATGAGGGAAAGGTGACGGAGTTTATTGCGGCGCTGAAATTGCCCGATGGGAAAGAGTTTCGTTGGGATGGGCACGAAGATTTGAAAGCAATTGCCGAAGATAATGCACAAGTCGTCATCGTGGAAAAGGCAGCGCAAAAGGGCGTCACAGAGTTGATGCTTCGGCTTCAGTTCTGGCTTTGCAAACAAGGCTATTCATCCGCCTACTTTCTTTCTTCGCTCCGTTTTCTCCGAATGCAAGTCCAACGGCGAGTTGAGCCACTGATTCGGGCAAACCCCATCTTGCAAAAAGCCCTTGTGGAAGGTGCTGAAAGGGAGTTGCTTGGCGAAGAGGAGGAAGTTGAAGGATTGCCGAAAAAGTATCGGTTGCGAGACAACTTGTATCTCAAGCGGCTTTGGGAAGGGTGGCTGCTTTACATGCCCGTCCAAAGTGAAGCTGATGTTCGGATGTTCCCGTTAGACGCTATCTTCGTTGACGAAGTTGAAACCCTCAATCCTTCCTTGACCGATGCGCTTCAGGAACGCCTTTACCATTCGCCACTCAAATGGGAGCGATGGTTCAGCCAACCGACCGTCGCAGGTTACGGCATTGACGAACGATTTGCGATGACGGATCAGCGATACTGGCACCTCAAGTGCCCTAAATGCAAGCAATGGTTTGCGATGGAAGAGCATTTCCCGAAAGTTTTGATGGCAACTTTGGAAGGCAAACCAATCTTGTGGGGCGGCGATTGGGATGCCATGACTTGGGATGGGCGATGGAAGTTTTCCTATTGCTGTCCTTTCTGCCAGTCGCTAATTGATCCGCTGTCGCTTGAAAAAGAATGGGTTGCGAAATATCCCGACCGAGATGCTCACGGCTATCACTTATCGCAACTTTATTCGGCGACAATGACAGCAACGGATGTGGCTCGTTTGTGGCATCAGGCACAATTTTCGCTGAGACGGAAAGAGCGCTTTTTCAACTCCGTTTTGGGCTTGCCCTACTCTGGTGGCGAGCGGCAACCGATTACGGCAGAGAAATGCATTTACGGCACTCACGATTTAGGCATCCTTGCTGAGTTCAATCGTCGCTTTGCTGGCTTGGATGTGGGAGACCGGCTGCATCTGGTCGTGTTGGAGCAACTTCCCGATGGCGTCTTTGCGCTCGTTTGGGCGGAAGAAATCAGCGGGATTGACAAATGGGAGCGGGTTGCCCAGAAAGTTCGTTCGTTGAAAGTTTCCGCCATCGCCGTCAACGCCATGCCCTACAAAGACAGCGCCAAAAAACTCCTTCGTCAACTTGCCCCAGAAATCAAAGGCGTCTTGGTTTACGATACTGGTGGGCAACGAATGTCCATCGGCGAGGAAGACAAGGAGACAGGGCAACCCATCAAGACCATCTCCATCCCGCGAGTTGAACTCATGGACGGGACGGTTGATGCGGTGCTTTCAGGGCGAATCATTTTCCCACGCAAAGGCTTAGCCATCACCGAACAAGTTGTCAAGCATTTGCAGAACTACATCATTGAGATTGACGAAACTGGCAAACGGGATTATGCGAAGGGACGAGAAGACCACTTCGGACGAGCCATTGATTACGCTCGCATCGTCGCCGAAACGGCAAGGGCACTTCGGGCGATGCCTGCCGAGCCCATCAGGGCGGATTGGTTCGCTGGAACGCCCCTTGTGCCTTCCTTGGGAGGTGTGGCATGGTGAAGCCGATAGAGTTCGTTGAGTCACTTCAATTCGCTGATTGGATTCGCATCCTGCCAAAGGGCACTTTCAAGCGTGACGGTCGGACAATCAAACTTGACGACGCTTTTTTGCAGGCGATCAAGCGAAACTTTGATGCGGGCGTTTTAGGTCGCGATGTCCCCGTCAACTTTGAGCACCAATACACAGCCCTTGGCGCTGCGGGTTGGGTTCAGGCGTTGGAAGTTCGGGAAGATGGGCTTTATGCGTTGATTGAATGGACGGACATCGGCAAGGAAGCAATTGAGAAGCAGCGGTTCAAATATGTCAGCGTTGAGTTAGGCGGAGCCGTTGACCCCCAAACGGGCAAGATTTTGGGCGAAGATGTTTTGACGGGCATAGCATTGACCAACCGCCCCTTCTTCAAGGGCTTGACAGCCCTTGCCGCAGCTGACCCTGATTGGACTGCAAACGATGACCCACTTGATTTTCCCATCTACGATGACCGCACTTACGAATGGGATGCCGATGAAAGCGAACGGAGATGGCGAAGGTGGGTTTCAGAGAAAGATCTAAGCGAATGGGGCAACGATGAATGGCGGAAATATCGGCGGCGGTTTCTCGCTTACGACCGAGCCAATCCAGATTTGTTCGGCTCTTACAAACTTCCTGTTGTTGACATCATCAATGGTCAACCACGCGTCATCTTCCGAGCTGTCGTCCAAGTTTTAGCGATCCTTGCAGGCGCTCGTGGGGGCGTTGATTTGCCCAGCGATGTGAAAGAGCGCGTTCGGTCCATTGCCGAACGATTGCGAAGCAAATTCGGCGAAGGAGGTGAAAGCATGAGCGAGGAAAAGAACATCGCTCATGAGTCGCAGCAAACCCTTGATCCCGCCAAAGTCGTTGCATTAGAGCAAGAGGTGCAACGGCTAAAGGCGGAGCAACGGAAGCGACAATTTGCCGACGAGTTGGCATCACTGCGTTTCAGCGAGGGCAAAGTCGCTCTCGCTCCTGCCAGTCGCAACAAATTCGTGGAAGTTCTCGCGGAGTTAAACGACGAACTGGCGGGCAAATTGATGGACGCCATCAAGTCCATCCAGTTTGTCCCGCTGGGCGAACTCGGCTTTTCTGCCACTGAGCCCGACGAGAAAACTGAAACCTTGCAAACTTACGCCGAAAAAATTGCCCGTGAACGAAACTTGAACTTCATTGACGCAATTCGCATCGCTGCTTCCGAGCGACCAGACCTTGTTTTCAGCGAATACAAAGTCCACAAGTGAGGTGATGAAAGATGGCAACTTATCGGGAAGCGTTAGTCGTTTCCTTTGTGTCAGGGGCGGATTTGCGAAACTTTCCCTTCGCCCCCGTCAGGCTGGACGCTACGACGGGACGCGTCGTTTTGGCAGGCGCTAACGAGCGAGCCATCGGCATCCTGCAAAACAAGCCCAACAACGGCGAGACGGCATCCGTGATGCTTTACGGCATCAGCAAAGCCGTCGCCGCTGGCGCTATCAGCATCGGAAGCCCCGTCGTTGCCGCCGCCAACGGGCGAGTGTCAGCAGCAGGGGCTTTCCACAATCACGGCGCCGCTTCCAACAACCCGCCGACGGGGCAACAACGCGTTCTCGGTTTCGCTTTGACGGCAGCGACTGCAGCAGGACAAGTCATTGAAGTCCTGCTGGCACCCTTTGAGTTCTGAGGACGGGACGAGGGACGGGGGACGAGGGACGAAGGAGGTGACAATGATGACCGACCAACAAATTCGGGAACGAATCTTGTCCATCCTTTACGCTGCATGGCAAAGAAGCGGGAAACATCACCGCATCTCGTTGGATGACTTGTTCAGCGCCTTCAACGCCCAAAGCCAAGACGAACAAATTCAAGTCCTTCGGAACTTGCAACTTCTGGCTGACTTGGGCTATGTGAAAATGCCGACTTTGCGGAGTGCCCAACTAACGGCATGGGGCGTTTTGGAATGCGAGCGCCATCGCTTGCTGCCCGAACCTTTGCCCCAAGAAACTAAGGAGGTGACCGAATAATGCCGCAAGTGACGGATGTCAAGGATGTGATTTTATTTGACCCAGTATTGACGCAAGTAGCCATCGGCTACCGCGTGCAAGGGGCGGTCGCTGAAAACCTGTTGCCCACCTTGCCCGTCTCGTCCGTCTCCGGGCAAATCGCCAGATTTGGCAAGGACGCCTTTCGCCGCGAGTCTGCCCGACGAGGACGGGGAAGCCAAGCAAGGCGAGTTCATTGGTCCGTTGAATCGGTGAAGTTCTTCTGCGAAGAATATGCCCTTGAAATTGCCGTTGACGACAGAGATGTTGCCGCCAGCCAAAATCCCATTGACCCATTTGTCGCTGCCACGACGCAACTTGTTGACATGCTCACTTTGGATGCGGAAGTTAGGGCGAGAGACGCCGTTGTCAACGCCTTGACGACAGCAGGTTACCGCACGACCCCAACGACCAAGTGGGATCAGTCGGGCTCCACGCCCATCACCGACTTGAAGAACGCCATCGTTGCCGTCAGCCAACGAATCGGCGTTCGCCCAACGACCGTCGTCGTTTCCCGACCCGTTTGGGAAGTTTTGATTGAACACGCCCAAGTTGCCGACCGACTGAAGTTCACTAATGCCACCTTCTCAACGGACATCCTTGCCCGATGGCTGGAAGTTCGGGAAGTGGTCATCGGCGACATTGTGATGGACACTGCCGTTGAAGGTGCTACGCCGAACCTGCAATATGTTTGGGGAGATCGGGTCGTCATTGCTTTCGTGCCCCCACGACCAGCCATCAACCAACCTGCCTTCGGCTACCGACCGACCCTTTCCAACTTCGTTGTTGAACGCTACCGTGATGAGCCTTCCCGAAGCACCGTCATCCGCGTCCGCCACGAGGTCGCCGAGGTCGTCACCGCCCCTGATGCTGGGCACCTGCTGAACGATGTTCTGGCATCCATATAAACGGCAGCGACTGGTGATTAGCGATTAGCGACTTGCGAAACGGCAGCGATTAGCAACTGGCGATTAGCGACTGGTTCTTTTTGCCGTTCTTCCAGTCGCCAGTTACCAGTCGCCATTTCCTGCCGTTTTCCAGTCACAAGTTGCCAGTCGCCATTTCCTGCCGTTTTTGGCGTCTGACGGGCTTTTTGGGCGAGGGGGGTATTCCGATATAGGGATGCTCCCTTCGAGGCGATTGTAGGGCAAAAGTTTGCGCAAAATTGAGCACGCTGGTGTACTAATGTGCTCAATTTTGAGAACGACCCGTTCGGACGCCGTCCAAACGGAAAGGGACAGGGGACAAGGGACAGAGGGCATGTCAAGTTAGTATACCAACTTGCACATTGGAGGCGAAAAGAATGCGCCTTTGGGGTTGGTGGAAAAAGCCAAAACAGTCATTTCAGGAACTCCCACGACAGCAACTTCGCTCCGAGTTAGGGTTTGGCGGCAGTGGGATCGGCTACCTTCTGACCAACTTGGGCGCTGACGAATATTTGCCCGAACTTTCCTTTCCCCGCTCTATCGCCGTCTACACCCGAATGCGTCGGTCCGATGCGACCGTTCAAGCCCTTGAGTTGGCGATCACATTGCCTATCAGAGCGACCGATTGGGATGTCCGACCTGCTTCCGATGACCCGACGGCAAAAGAAGCGGCTGATTTGGTCTATAACAACCTTTTCGGCGGCATGACCCACACTTTTGACGACTTCCTTCGAGACGCCCTTTTGGCGCTCTTTTACGGCTTCACTATCTTTGAGAAGGTTTTTGAGGAGCGGGACGACTACATCGTTTGGCGCAAGTTCGCTCCGAGGCATCCGCAAACCATTGAGCGATTTTTGTTTGACGAAACGGGAGGCTTGGCAGGGGTTCGGCAGGTCGGTTTTGACCCGCAGGGACGATTTCGGCAAGTTGACATCCCAATTGACAAGTTGCTCGTTTTCATCTGGCGTCGTGAACTTGGCAACCCATACGGCGTCTCGGTCCTGCGGGCTGCCTATAAGCACTGGTTTCTCAAAGACCTTGCTTACAAACTTCAAGCGATTGCCCTTGAGCGTTGGGCTGTCGGAATTCCTGTCGGTAAAGTTCCCGCAGGCACTTCGGAGCAAGACAAGCAGACTTTCCTGC